GCCCCCACGCCACTGCACCCCCACACCACGTACTTACGCTCCACTTACCGCCCCGCAACTCATGGCCAACGTGAACGGCACCGAAATTGACCTCACGCCGACCAGTGGTATGCGGGAGGAGGCCGAGCGCTACCGCGCCTGGAAGGACGAGGGCCAAGCGGGTGGGACGGACGTAGCCAGCACCCGCGCCACTCAAATCCTCAGTGGCAACGAGCTAAGCCCCGACACCGTGATCACCATGAGTGCGTGGTTCGCCCGCCACGAAGTTGACAAGCAGGCCGAAGGCTTCAGCCCCGGCGAGGCCGGCTACCCCTCCCCCGGTCGAGTCGCCTGGGCCGCTTGGGGCGGCGACCCCGGCAAACGCTGGAGCGACAGCCTCTCCGACCGCATCAAACAGGCCGAAGACCGCACCGCCCCCACGCCGCCAAGCAGCTTGCGGGCAGCCCCCGGCGCACTCAGCGAGGGCGACTTCGTGGCGTGGAACAGCTCAGGTGGCACGGCCCGGGGCCGCATCGAGCACATCATGCGCGAGGGCGTGCTCGGCATCCCCGACAGCGACTTCAGCATCACCGCCACCCCCGACGATCCCGCCGCCCTAATCCGCATCTACCGCCCCAGCGGCGACGGCTGGAACGAAACCGAAACCCTCGTAGGCCACAAGTTCTCCACGCTGCGCAAAATAAATCCGCTAAGCAGCGCGGATGACGAGGACGACGATAAACGGGGCGCCGAGCCGCGCAACCTAGAGCAACGCCCTTACCCCAACGAACACGCCGCCCGCCTACTCGACCCCGACCAATTCGAGCGCTTTCGGCGCAGTGCCAATGAGTTCGGCCAGGGCATCGACGCAATCTACGGAATAAGCGGCAACGAGCCGGTGCAATTACAGGCACTAAGGTTCGATGCTGCCCGCTTTACAGTGAGTGAAGCCAAAGATTGGCTAGGCGAACACGATTACAAGCCCATCCTCTTCGAGCCCGCTACCGGTAAGTCCATGGAGACCGCAACTGCTATCGACGTCAAGGCACTTAGCAAGGAGGTGCACCGCCGCGAAGCCCCCCAAGGACTCCGCATCGAGGACACCGACGCCACGGGGCTCACCTTCAGCTTCAGCTCCGAAGCACCCGTGGAGCGTTGGTGGGGCCGCGAGGTGCTGCTGCACGACGCCGAGTCCATGGACCTGGCCCGCATGAACGATGGCGGCCCCTGGCTCTGGAACCACAACCGCGACGTAGTTCTCGGCGTCGCCGAGAAAGCCTGGCTCGGTGACGACCGCCGCCTCTACGTCAAAACAAAATGGAGCCCCAACACCACCGAAAAGGGCACCGAGGAGTACAAGCGCAGACGCGATATCGAAACCGGCATCGTTCGCAACGTATCCTTCGCCTACGAAATCAACGACGTACGCGAAGCAACTAACGGCGATATGCAAGTAACACGCTGGAACGTACTGGAGGTGTCATCCGTCAGCGTCCCAGCTGACCAGAGCGTCGGTCTAGGCCGCGCATTAAGTTCCACCGAACCAACAGAACCAACATCCGTGCCCGTACAAGAAACGCATCAACCCGAATCTTCTACACTTCAAACTAAGCAGACCGCCGAGCGCGGAACTGACACCCCCCAAGCAATTCCTTCCATGGAACAATCCATCAACGTCCAGGAGGTGCAAACCGCCGCTCGGCAGTCCGAGCGTGAGCGTGTTGCCGCCATCCGTGCCATGTGCGACCAACACCAAGTCGGCGCCGATCTGGCCACCCACCTCATCGACACCGACGCCTCCCTCGACCAAGCCCGCGAGGCTGTCCTGAAGCAACTCGGCCGCACCCGCACCGAGTTCCAGGGACGCGTCCACGATGACGGCGCCGCCTCCATCGGCCTGACCCCCCAAGAGGTCAAGCGCTACAGCCTGATGAACGTGATCCGCCACCTGGCCGATCCGTCCGATCGCAGCGCCCGTGAAGCTGCCTCCTTCGAGCTGGAGTGCTCCAAGGCCGCCGAAACCAAGCTGGGCCGCGCCGCCCGTGGCGTCGTCATGCCCTGGGACGTGATGGCCGCGCCCCAACTCCGCGCCCCCCAATCCGTAGGCACCGCCTCTGCCGGCGGCTACGTGGTCGATACCCAGCTGCTCACCGGCTCCTTCATCGACCTGGTGCGTAACCGCTCCGCCCTGCTCGGCCTCAACGTCACCACCCTCACCGGCCTGGTCGGCAACGTTGATATCCCGAAAAAGACCGGCAACACCACCGCCTACTGGGTCGGGGAGGACGTGGCCGTCAGCGAGACCAACCTCACCCTCGGCCAAGTCTCCATGACCCCCAACTCCCTGGGCGGTTACGTGGACATCACCCGCCGGCTGATGATCCAGCAGTCCATGGACGTGGAAGCGATGGTCCGCGCTGACCTCGCCGAGTCGATCGCCCTCGCCATCGACTCCTCCGCTGTCTACGGCCTCGGCGGCGCCTCCGCCCTCCTCGGCCTCAAGAACATCACTGGCGTGGGCACCGAAACCCTCACCAGCGACGCCAACACCAACAAGTCCATCGGGGGCGTCACCTACTACTTCGGCAACTTCGCCGACTACGTGAACATGGAGACCACCGTCTCCGTGAGCAACCTCGACGTTGCCTCGATGTTCTACGTGGGCAACGCTCACGTGCGCGGCGCCCTCAAGCAGACGCTCCGCAACACCAACAGCGAGATGATGATCTGGGAGAACAACGAGGTCAACGGCTACGCCGCCCGCGTAAGCAACCAGCTCGTCGGCTCCAATGTGCTATTCGGCGACTTCTCCCAAGCCATCTTCGGCTTCTGGTCTGGCGTCGATGTCACCGTGGATCCCTATACAAACTCCACCAAGGGAACCACCCGCATCGTGGCCTTCCAGGATGTGGACTTCGGAGTCCGCAACCCCGCCGCCTTCGTCTTCGGTTCCGGTAACGCCTGATGCCCTGGTACGAGCTGACAACTGACGTAATGGTCGCCGGAACTCCCCGCTCTGCCGGGGAGATCCTCGATCTCAGCATCAGCGATGGCCAGCTCCTGACCGGCCTGGGACGCGCCAAGCCATCCCAGGCCCCTCAGCCTGCCGAGCCCGCGTCAGAACCTGCGATTGAGCAGCCTTCGGTAACTTCCCCGCGCCTCACCCGGCGTACCAAGTCCACATCTCCCAAGGAGTAGTCATGGCCCTCAGCCAACGCAACTTCGAGGCGCTGCAAACCTTTGCAGCCTTCGCCCCCGCCACCGTCACCGCCGTAACCGCCGCCTCCAGCGTCGATCTGCTCGGCTATGACGGCGACGTCGTTTTCGTGATGCAAGCCACCGCCGCAGGCGACGGCCACGCCCTCAAGGTGCGCCTTGAGCACAGCGACGAAAGCGCCGCCAACTTCACCGCCATCACTGGTGGTGCGTTCGCCGACATCGGCAACGCCGCCTACCTCAACAAGGTCACGATCTCCAAGGACGACGTGAAGCGCTACGTGCGCGTCAACATCTACGAGGAGACCGGCACCGCCAGCTCCATCGTCTCTGTGGTCGGCGTCGGCGTCAAGAAGTATCAGTAAGCCCCGCACTCCCCTCCGCGTGCTGGCCCTGTGCTCACTGACGACCCCACGATCTACCTGGCCGATTTCGGCGTCAGCGTCACAGCTGGCGCCGTTTCCGGCTTGGGCATCCTCGACATGCCCAGCGAACTAATTGTTGACAACCAAGTAATCACCACCGAATACACCCTTACCTGCGAAGCCTCTAAGTTTGGGAATCTCGCCTACGACTCATCTGTACGGGTTAATGGCGTAGCTTACAAAGTGCGTAACACCATCCAAATAACCGATGGGGCATTCGTACAAATAGCCCTACAAAAGGTGTAAGCGCATGGCCACACGCCGCGAACAAATCCTGGTCGCGCTTACCAGCCAGCTAACAGGCACTACCGGCGTTGGTACGCGCATCTACCGCAGTCGTGTCGAGCCGGTGGCCCGCGCCGAATCCAGCGCCCTAATTATCGAGCCGGTAAGTGATAACACAACACAGAACACCTCACTACCGACCTTAGACCACAACTTAACGGTACGAGTCGTAGTCATAGTCAGAGCAACCGTTCCCGATCAGGCTGCCGATCCGATCATCGAGTCTCTGCACGCAAAACTTATGGCCGACCTAAGCCTTGGCGGCTTAGCAATCGACATCCAACCGGTCTCCACCGAGTTCACCCTCGAAGCCGCCGACACTCCCGTAGGCGTAATCTTCTGCACCTACCGCGTCCTCTACCGCACAAAGGTCAACGATCTCTCTCAAGCGCCCTAAGTCGCGTTACCGCACTTATTAGCACTCCCATTACCTAAGCTCTACTTATCCGCTCCGCAGCCTATGGCCCGCGCCACGGCCCAGCCTTCCGACGCCCCCATGCCGCCCAGCAACGACGCCCCCACGCCACTCAGCGACGCCCCCACGCCACTCAGCGAAGAAGTAGAACCCGCACCACCTACGCTTATTGATGAATACAGCGGACAGGGTGGCTCGTACACTCTCGATCCAGCAACAGGTATCCGCACCCTTGTGCAGCGGACCAAGCCTTCTGCCCCCTAAGCGGTGAATCTCAATGGCCCTTCTTACTCGCAAGCGCCTCATCCTGGCCGAAATTGAGTCGCAGTACGGCACCGATCCGAACCCCGGCGCCGCTGACGCCATCCTGGTCCGCGACCTCAGCATCACGCCTCTGCAGAGCGACGTTGTAAGCCGCGACCTGGTACGCCCTTACCTCGGCGCATCCGAGCAGCTGCTGGCCAACACTCGCGTTGAATGCACCTTCAGCGTCGAACTCGCAGGAAGCGGCACCGCTGGCACCGCTCCACGCTTCGGTTCGGTGCTCAAGGCGTGCGGCTTGGCCGAGACCGCCGTAACGCCCGCCGTAACCGGCACTGCCACTGCGGGCGCCCTCAACAGCATCACCCTTGCTGCAGGCGCGAGCGCAGTCAACGACTTCTACAAGAACCAGATCCTCCGCATCACGGCTGGCACAGGCTCCGGCACAGTGGCACTGATCACCGGTTACGTCGGCTCCACCAAGGTCGCCACGCTTCGTACCGTGAACGGTTCCGTCACGCCAGACAACACCAGCGCCTACTCGATCGACGCCCACACCCTCTACACCCCCGTAAGCTCCGCGTTCAGTTCCGTCACCATCCACTACAACATCGATGGTGTGCTGCACAAAGCCACGGGCTGCCGTGGAACGTTCTCGCTCAACACCGCCGTAGGCGAAATCCCCACCATCGACTTCACGATGACCGGGATCTACAGCGCTCCTACGGACACCGCCGCTCCAACCCCCACCTACGCCAACCAAGCCACCCCCCAAATCTTCAAGGCCGGCAACAGCGGCGCCTTCAACCTCCTTGGCTACAGCGGATGCCTCCAGTCCGTCGCCATGGAAGTGGGCAACACCATCGTCTACCGCGAGCTGGTGGGCTGCACTAAGGAAGTGCTGCTCACCGACCGCGCCAGCACCGGCACCGTCGTCATCGAAGCCCCCACCATCGCCACCAAGGACTATTTCACCGCCGCCCTCACCGACGGCACCCTCGGCGATCTCACCTTCATCCACGGCACCACAGCCGGCAACATCGTCTCGATGATCTCCAACCGCGTAGACATCGGCGATCCCTCCTACTCCGATCAGGACGGCATCCACATGCTCTCCCTTCCCTACACCGCTGTTCCCTCCACAGCCGGCAACGACGAGTTCCGCCTCATCTTCGCCTAAGCTGCCACGCCGCCAAGCTGCCCCACCATCACGCCGCTAAGCACTTAGCTGCTTGGCGGCTTAGCCACGCCGCAACTACGCAGCCTATACTGCAAATGCACCCGCTTAGCGCAGCTGCGCAGCTTATGGCATTTGTTCGGAAGAAGGTCAAAACGTTCAAGTGGCCCGTAACCATCGAAGAGCCCGCCGATGGTGGCACCTTCGACACCAGCACCTTCGACATCACCTTCAAGCGCCTGGGCCGTAAGGAGTTCGGCAAGCTCAGCGAGAAGGGCGATCTCCAGCTCCTCAAAGCCACAGTTCTGGGCTGGAACGGCATCACCGACGAGGATGCCACCGACGTGCCCTTCTCCATCGAAGCACTTACCGAATTTGCTGACGACCCTTACTGGGTACGCGGTGTCCTCAAGGCCTACACCGAAACCTTTGATGGAGCGAAAGAGGGAAACTAACCGGCGCCGCCGTTTGCTGGGCCCGAGGCGGTAAGCAGGTTGAGGACAAAACGCAGGATGACGCCAAGGCCTTTGGGCTCGCCCTTCCTGCCGCCCCGAAGTCGGAAGACGACGATGCCTATGTTGTGTGGGACGAGAACTGGGATACGTTACTTATGTTCCTGCGTATGCAAACGCAATGGAACACAACAATGGCAGGCTACTTAGGCCTGAAATACGAAGTGCTGCTTATGCAGGGCGGTCTCTTCGACCTATACTGCGTACAGGACCGCCCCACCATGCTGGAGGACTTACGCAAGATGGAAGCGGCGGCCCTGAGCGAGCTGAATAAGTCGAAGGAGGATAAGTAGCGTGGCGAGGCAAGTTGAAGACATAACTGTAAAGCTCGGTATAGAAGGCTTTGAAGAGCTAAATAAACTGCGCGGTGCCTTCCGTGAGCTGACGCGGGTAACTGGTGCCACAGACACTCAACTAAACAACACACGCGAGCGCCTACTTGAGCTAAAAAGCGAGCTAGGCAACACCACTCGCGTAAATAAGGGACTTACCGACGCCTTCAGCGCACTGCTGGACGAAGCGCGGCGCGGATCCGATGTATGGCAAAAGCTGAACAAAGACTTATCCGATCTCCGACAAGAATCTCGACTCACTGATACGCAGATTCAGTCATTACGCAAAATAATTTTAGATGAGGCCGCAGCTCATTCACAGTCCGCTACATCTATAAAAGAGCACATAAAGTCTCTGCAAACGCTTAGGGAGCAAGCATCGCTCAACGGCAACGTACATCGTGAACTGAGCAATGACATAAATAAACTCACCGATACACTAAACACTGGAACTAAGGGCAATAGAGAGCACTACAAATCGCTTACTCAGATTCTCGCTGTAGCACCTGATAAAGTGCTAAATGCGTGGAATAATTATAAGCGCATTCTGGACGAGAACACCGCCTCCACCGAAAAATTAGCTGTAGCCCAGAAGCGCCTCAACCAGCTATCTGGGGCGCCACGCATCTTAGAGCGCCGCAAAATAACGGAAACAGCATCTATACGCCAAGACCCTGAATACATAAAACGGTTTGCCACATTCGAAGGCAAATCGCTTGAAGAAATGCCGAACGTAACGGCGGCATGGTCTCAAAAATTAAAAGAACTTCAGCAAGATTTAGCATTTACTACACGCAATAGTGTAGAGTATCTTAGTGTGGCAATGCGTATTGCGGCTGTGCAGCGCGAATTAGCCGCCGTTACGCCTGGCTTTGCGCAATCTCTTGTAATGGGCTTGCGTACTGGCACCACAGCAAGCACCGCGCAAAACATAAGAGAAGCCATAACCGCTCTCCGCGCCGAGATGGAGCAGCTAGATACCACCACAGCTGAGGGGTCGAGACACTACGTCGAGAATGCAAGCACCGCTCGCCAACTAACTCAACAACTGAACCGACTCGGTGATAGTTACCGCCATGTTGGTGATATGGCTGCGCAGGCCGCTACTGCCGAACAGAACGCAGCCAATGCACGCATCAGAAATAATTACCTCAACCGAGGAATGGTACGCCAGCAGGAGGCCGCACTTGCCGAACTAGGTCAGCGCGTGCGCCAAGGCGTAAGCGGAACCCCTCTGCTCCTGCCTGCCGCCGGCCAAACCAGCGCCCCCGGCACAGGTCTTCAATACAGCGGCGAAAATGTTCGCGTGGGAAGGGCTACAGGCAATGTCCAGCAGATTTTTGCTCCGGGCAGCGGTGTCGGCGGTGTGCGTTTCCCCGGAGAACAGGAACGCTTACAGCCCGTAGCCACGCCAGAAGAGGCAGACCGCGCACGTCGAACTTATATAGCGGAAAGCGACGCCCGTCGCGCCAATGCAGAAGCCATTGAGCAGCAGCGCACGCGCATGGAGAACCTACGGGCAGCCGTAGACAAAGCCACTAGGGCCAACACAGGAAGCATCAACTCGCTCGGAAATCTGCGCGAAGCTCTCTCAAATCTACGCAACGAGATTCCAGCAACAAACGGCGAGTTCAAGCAACTCACCAACCGGCTTCAAGACGTAGATATGCGATCTGAGCGCCTGTCTACACGCGCCAGCCGCAGGCTCAGTGGAATGCAGCTCGCTCAGGGCGTCGGTGCAGCACTTAGCGGCGGCATCTTCGGTGGACCGGCCGGCCTGGTCGGCGGCCTTGGCGGCTTAGCGGTAGGCGGAGTGGGTGGTGCGTTTGCTGGCGCCGCCTACGGCGCCCAGATCGGCATGTTCGGCCAGCAGCTTGCGGCAACCACTGACTACTCAGCCCAGATCGACAAGCTGCAGATCGCCTTGCGCGGAATTGTGGGCACCCAAGATGCCTACAGCAGCGCGATGGCCGCCGCCACGGCTGCTACACAACAGCTCAACGTTCCACAGGAGACCGCAATCCAAGGCATGACCCGGCTCAGCGCCGCCGTGCTGGGGGCAGGTGGAACGGTAAACGATTCGGCCTTCGCTTTCCGCGCCGTCAGCGAGGCCATCAAAGCTACAGGCGGCAACGCCGAGCAAGTCGATGGCGCCCTCCTCGCCCTGACCCAGGTCTTCTCGAAAGGCAAGGTCAGCGCCGAAGAACTCAACCAAATCGCAGAACGCCTACCCGGCACCTTCACCCTGTTCGCCCAAGCCTCCGGTCGTACTGGTCCCGAACTCCAGAAAGCACTCCAGCAGGGCCAGGTAGGTCTAAATGACCTAATGAAGTTCCTCGAAATACTGCGTGATAGATACAGCAACACCGCGCTGGTCATGGCTAGCTCCAGCCAAGAAGCCGGTGCTCGCCTGACCGTCGCCATCAACGAAATGCGCGACGCCGTTGGCTCCGCGCTTCAGCCCATAGGTGCCGCCTTCCAAACCGCATTCGCCGACTTCATAACAACAATTACACCTTCCGTAGTTAGTGCTCTTAAAGGCATAGCCTCAGCTTTCGAGTTCCTTATCGAAAACGAGACTGCCTCTCGCCTAGCCACCCTCGCCCTCCAGCTCGGCCTAGTTACCGCCGGCTTTGTTGCCCTAAAAGCTGCATCCGCAGCATTCGCCGGCTTAAATCTTGCAGCAGCGTTTATGTCCACCGCTGGAGCGCTTAGAGGTTTGTCTCTTGCTGCTGCCGCCGCAAAGGTGCAGATGATTGCATTAAATGCAATAACTGCAATAAACCCGTGGTTTGCCTTAGCAGCGGGTGTTACTGCAGCTGTAGTCGCACTTAACAATTACAGATCCGCCACACAAAAATTGGGCGCCAAGGCGGCTACAGGCGATCCAAAAGCACTTGCGGGCGGTTATAAAAAATTGGCAGAATTACAGCAAGAAATAAGTCTACGAGAAAGAGAGCGGCCTGCCGAAAGATCTGCAAAAGGAGCAGACTTAGCTCGTCTAAAGAACGAATACGCTGAGTTAAAAAGAAACATACAGGCAGGCGAACGCGCACAGGCGGCGACCAAGCCGCCAGTCAGCGGAGCACTTACAAACTTTATTCTTCCTAAGGAGGCCGATAAGGACAAGGACAAAGCAGCCAAGAAGGCGAAAAGTGATGCTGATAGCATCGCGGCGCACCAGCAGCGCTTGGCCGAGACTGAGCTAGACCAGCGGCTCCGTCTTGAGGACACGATCTATAAGCACGGCGTCGAGCTGGACCGTAAGCGCTACGAACTCCAGAAAAACCTAAGCGATCTGCAGGTGCAGAACAGAATTGCAAAGGAAACAGGTGTAAGTCGCGACATCCTGTCGAACTTCTACCAATTCCAGCAAGACCTCAGAGCACTTACCGAGCGCCGTCGCGACGCCGAGCGGGCAGTAGAAGACGCCAAGCGTGCGGCCAGCTCAGCTGCTGCACGCGCCGCCTTAAGCGGTCAGATGCCGCCATCGGTAAGCGGCACTGGGGCGTACAAGCCTGGTGCTTTTAGTAGGCGAGTGAGGGATCCGGACGCAGAGCGCACTGGGTACGACATTGTGCATCCTGGAGGCCTGGGTGCCCC